TGATATTCTTTAACTGTATCTTTTAAACTATCAGAAGCCTTTTTAGCTGATTCAGAAGCTTCTTCAGCAGCATCAGTCATTGCTCCTCCCACTCCTTTAGCAGAATCAACAGCAAAACTTTCTAATGGTTTAAATCCACGCTGATCCATAGCCTCTGCAAAATGTCCCCACATATTAGAAACATTATTGCCCATGTCTTCAAATACAAAATGTAATGTTCTGCCAAAATTGACCGCACTAGATATAGTACTGTCAAAAGATGTACTAATCATTCTCTTGGCATCATCAAAAGCACCTGCAAAATCTCCTCTAAAAACTTTTTTTACCATAGAGGCAAATCCTTGTATAAACCATCCAACATTTTTAAATGCTTTTATAGTATCTTTGGCAAAACCAACAACTGTTGTTCCAACTCCCCATAGTAATTCTCCGATACCTGCTAATGCTCCACCTACAACTTTCAAGGCTGACCAAACACCTAACATAACTTGTGCTAAAGAATAAAATGCTTTAGATAATGCGTTAGATTTATCTAATTGATCGCCAGTATTTTCAATAGATTCTTTCCACCCACCAGATAATTGTGATAAGGCATTAATAACTGCTCCACCGATTATCTCTTTTAAGTCTCCAAAGCTATTAGTAAGTTGTGTTAATTGACCACCATAAGTCTGGGCTGCATTAACAGCGGCACCACCATAGTTATCATTTAAAACCTTTTGCATCATATCAACTTTTCCCTGTGTATCTAACATATTAAATGTTTTCATCTCTGCATCAGTCATGGTTACACCATACCTAGTCAATGCTCCTGCTCCAGTAGTAAATGCTTTACCAAGTGCTTTAGCACCATCTTCTAATTCCATTGTTGTCCCAGTTGCTTTGCTCTGATGTACTGCCATATCTAACAAGCTCATTGATAATTGTTTGACTTGATCTGTTGTTAAACCGAATGTACCCAATTGTGCTTGGGCAGATATTATAGCCTCATCTCCAAATGTAGTAACCTTCTGCAAACTTTTAGCAAAGTTTTCCATTTCTTTAGCTGTTTCTTCCGTTATTCCACCAACAAAACCAAAAGACGACCGCAATCTCATTGCGGCAGCCTCTTGGACTAGAAAAGCCTTTGTGGTGCTTTTTAATCCACTTATCAATGCATACCCACTTATAAATGGGGCTAGTCTTTTAACCATACTGCCAAACGAACTGGTTGCTTTACTTGTTTTTGTCAGTCTGTCTTGCAGTTTTTTCATGTCATTACTAGCCTTGTCCTGCATCTCTATAACTAATTGTAATTTAGTTGTTTGTGCCATTTCTTTTTTGTTGACGTTTTATTTCTCTTCTCTCTCGTTGGATGTATTCAGCCAAATATTCTATAAAAAATCTAGGCTGGGAATAGAAAGTGTAATAATCCCAGCCGCCCATAAACTTACATATTGTTACTACACTCTCTAATTCTCTTTTTTTTTAGAAACTTCAACAATATCTTCTTTATTATCATTATGTATTTTATCTATTTCAGATAATACAAAGTCAAAATCTTTATAATGTAATTCTCCTATCAGGTCTAATATGCCTTCTGTCTTTTCATCTACTGAACAAATTACTTGTTCGATAGTTACATCTTGTGATTTAGATAATATTTCTCCTTTAATTTTTCCTAAATCAGCTTTCTCTCCACCCATACTAAATTCAGTATTGTTTAGAAAGATACTTTGAATCTTACGCTTCTCAAATCCAGTAAGCCATGCTTTAATTTTAATCTTGTTTTTTCCAATGGGAGTTTCTATCTCCTTAAATTCTCTTTCCATAGTTGTCTATATTAATTTATTAATAAGTATCAGTAGTATTTCTCAATACGATTGATGATATTGATGATAAGTCATTATCTTCATCTCGTTTTGCTTTAAAGCTTATTTCTTGTTCGTATAGTTCTCCTTTTGGTCTTTGTGGTGTGAAATCCTCAAATGTTACAGAAGGCATTTGGATTGTAAGTGTTGGATGTGAAACTGCACCAATAAGAGTAGAATTATCTAATAATTCAATCTCCATTGCCATGCTTGTACCATCCTTAAAGTAATCTCTGAAAGTCTTATCTTCATAAGGTAATGTGAATGAACCAGTTACACCAAACACTTGATTCAAAATATCATAAGGGTCAATAGTTCCTAGAACCATTTTTCTTAATAGATTTTTAGCAACTGTTAATGTCATTGATTGCATCTTTGTAACCGAAGCCGCGGCTAATCCTGCAATGTTTACAGCAAACTTAATATTTGCCTGTGTAGAAACAAATTTATAATCGTCAATATGTGTCGGTGAAGCTATAACAGAATCTTGTTCTTTATTAGAAACAAACGACCCGTTAAATTTAACATACTCACTTAACTCACATTGAAGTTCAAATGTTTCAATCATTACTAAAGGAAATCTATAATCCCCATTTGGTTCATCAAAATAAAATGTCAATGATTGATGTTGATTATTATTTGCTAAAGTAAATGTATGATCCCAAACTGTTCCAGCCTCTACTACTGCTGTTGACAGCGTACCCATAAGACCATATAACAAATAGCCTATTGGATTAACTCTTACCTCTCCACTAAAATCTCCTTCGCCATACGCTGCTATTACTTTTGATTCGTGGGTTTCATCTATATTACCCAAAGCTTCTTGCGAATAAATATATTCTCTCATTGGTTTGAAAGAAACATCTATCCAAGGATACCAGACATCAGCTGTGTCAGGCATTGTTCCTCTTGCTAATTCTTTTGCGATTCCTAGGTTTACTAAACCACCGATTGTTCTTGCCATTTTATTTATTATTTAATAATTGTATAAACACGAAACTTGTACATTAATTAATATCCTTGCGAATATCATATCTTTATCTGGGACTTCTCCCCATCCTGCTGAAACTGGTACTACTAACATTACTGTTTTATTGGCTGGCATACTAATTTTTGATATAACACCAACCCCTTGAAATGTTTTTTGTTGTGTAAAAAGGTCTAATATGTCATCTGTTGTATCGAATAAGGCATTTATTGCTTTGGCTGTTCCACTATACTTTGTCTCATAATATAGACTAACTTCGAAAGCATATGTTCTTAAATCTTCTGTATTTGTTTCAAAATCTGCTGCACCTTCTACTGGTGTTATTGTTGCTACTGGATATTTGTCAAACTGTAATTCAGGATTATCAATAACTTCTTCTACCTTTGTCAATGAATCTAAAAGTGTCGATATGTAATTCCTTATTGTTGTGTATGATGTCATCTCGTAATTTTATTTAATGAATCTTGTACTGCCTTATCAAATGCTCTTGTAATAAATGTTCTTGACCTTCTTGTTCCATCCTCTAAAAATGGTCTTCCTCTCATATACTTTGTTCCTTCATGAACATATAAAGCATAATCTGCCTGTACCCATAATACTCCTCTGAAATGACTAAACTGTTCTTTGTAACTTCCTCTCAACCTTCCTGTATCTATTGGTGTTAATGGTTTTGACTTTGCCTCTACTTGAAATATTGATTTTTTAATTGCTCTATTCAAATTTAATTTAGAAGCAGAAGGATATTTTTTAACTCCTTTTATCAACTTATCTAAACCTTTAATTTGAACTGCGAGCGCCATATTCTTTTAAAATCAATTCTAAATGGTTGTTAATGTGAAAACTTAACTCTAATTTATTAACTGCGATTACTGTATATCTATTATCCCCTCTATCCATTACTTCATCTCCTTCTTTAATATCTGTATCTACATCTACCCAAGCCTTCCATAATGCTCCCTGTACTCCATATGTATCTAATGTATCTCCATCCTCAATCCTTTGTATGTGTGCATCAATAGTTCCAGTATTACCGAATGATATTGCATAAGGTCTAGTTGCATCTCCACTATCTGATATTCTATAAACAGCTATCTTCTTATTAAAATAATCTTGTATTGCCATCTATATTAAATTAATTTTGCAATATAACGCTAATATTTCTTTTACTTCTGGATTCTCGTCTAAAAATCCCTTCATATCACTTGAACTATTATAACTAATCTGATAATCTCCTAGCTTTTCTGACTGTATATCTTCGGCTGACTTCCTTTTAAGGTATATATAATTAATCAACTTCCAAACAGCTAATTCTAAATCAGCAATACCAACTTCTTCTAAAGTAACCAGTGGTGCAACATCATTTTTAAAAGCATATCCTGCTGTATAAGTAACTCTGAAATATTGTGGTACTTCTGAAAATCTACCTCCTGTAAGTTCTAATATTCCTTTGGTATATTTTATATAATAACTATTTGATTCTAAACTTGAAAATGAATCTATATTTTGAACACTTGACCTTTGTTCTAATAAGAAAGTTTCTGTACTGACAACTGGAAACTGATTTAAAACTAATGTTTTTAATCCACTACCATCATATAATTCCTGTGTATAAGTAGTCTTGATAAATCTTCTATCACAATACTTTTCTACAAAATCTGTAACAACATTTATAATACTTAAAAGCAAAGCATCATCATCAGCTACGGTTATACCTGCAAATGTTTTAAATCTTGCTAAAGTTGTTAATGCGTATGTTGTTAATGCCATTTTTTAAATGTTAATTCTTCATCATCTTATCTTTATAAGTTGATTTTTTAGGCTCTTTCTCGTCTTTCTTTTTCTTTTTAGCCTTTTTCTTTTTAAATAAATTACCAATCTTTAAAATTTTCATAATGTTTTCTTTTAATTACTGGGGCTATGGCAAACCACTTGCCCCAATATATCAAAAGACAACTATGTCCTAACATTTGAGATCTCTACTCCAGCTTGTGTAGTAGTTAACTCTCCATCCAATTCTTCCTCAACTCTAATAGCTACCATATTTCTTTCCCATAAGTTGTAATCTCTTACTGTTGCTTCACGAGCAATGTCAATAGTCATATTACGCTTTTGAGCGATAAAGTATGCTTTCAAATCGATAAAGAAAATTTGATTATCACTTACATTGTTATTCTCAAGAACTGGTCTTCCCTTTAATCCAGGGAAACCTTCAACCAAGAAATTCTGTTCAAGAATTGGTCGGTTGTTGCTATCCATAAGGTTAGCAATGGTTCTGATAGTAACACTGTGCATAATCCAATATGCCCTAGTCCTGTACTGTTGCTGTAATGAGAAATACGCGTCATTAATGTGGGTCCAATTTAATGCACCACCAGCATTAACAGTCGTAAATGTATAAGCATCAATTCCAGTAGGTTGAGCTGTACCTGTACCATTTACAAAAACTCTATCTTCCTCTCTCGCAATAGCTTCAGCTAGTTGTTCAGCAACTATTTGAATAATATTGAAAGGGGTAGATGTAATCATTTGTTCGGTTACAGGCAAGATTGCTGCAAGAATGTAAGGTGTTAGAGTAATCTTTGTGAATTCCATTGAAGTAGTACCTTTTTGTGCTGCTTCTGCGTTCCAAGAAACAATAGGCTTGCTTGAAACACCAGGAATATCAAAAGAATTACTACCAGAATTTACTACATCCAATACAGTACATCTAGGCTTCATAACTGCTAGATCGTCAAGAATAGGAGTCAAAATCTGTAATAGAATTGTTGGAACAAGATTTCCACCTTCTGCTGCTGTGCCTGTATTTAAGTATTCCAATTTCTGAACATACTCTTTTACAGTTGCAAATTCATCTGGGCTTTTGTCTTTCGCATATTTAGCATACGAAACGAACCAATTACCTAGAGCCTCTACATTGCTTTCTTTCATTTCAACCAAAGTTTTACCATCCTTTCTGGATTTGTAAACTGCGATTGACTTTTCAGAAGCTTTTTCTGCACCAACTAACTTCACTTTTTTAGTTTTAGCCTTTTCAGAAGCTTGCGCTTTGATAAGTTTAGATACTAAATCGTTCATTAGTTTTTCAGTTTCAGGATCTTTAGATTCCTCTTCTGAAGATTCCTCTTCTTTAGATTCTTCTACAACCTCTTCAACTACTTCTTCTACTACTTCTTCAACTACTTCCTCTTCTTCTTTTTTTAATTCATCTGTCATTTTATTTTTTCACCTCCATTCTATTATAATTTTTAGCTTGAGAAAGAGCTATCTCTACCTCTTTACTCAATCGTTTCATTACCTTAACCATTTTGACTTGTGGGTCTTGTGGCTTATCGGCTACCTTTGTATCTAAATTTACCTTTTCTGTCGGAACAGATTTAGCAATTTTTAGTATTTCTTTTCCCTCTTTAGCCATCTCCTCACAATTATCTACGAATAATCTTAATCTATTTTTCTTGTTTTCAGTCATTTTAATTTCTTCTTTAACCTCCTCTTTTGGTTCTTCTTTAACTTCTTCCTTTGGTTCTTCCTCTTTAACTTCCTCTTTAACTTCCTCTTTTTCTTCTGGTTTATCTTCTAATTTAACTTCTTCTTTAGGTTCTTCTTTAGGTTCTTCAATATCTATTCTATCACTAAAATCTTTACAAAATGATTTATAAGCAGACATCATCCTAGCATCTTGATTAGCAGGTACTGGTACAAGTGATATTTCCAATAGCTCTTGTTCCAAACTATTACCATCTGAATCCATGTCTTTAGCTATAAAACCTACTGAAAAAGCCTTTAAAATGCCTTGTTTTACTAGGTTCACTAACCTATCAACAAACACATCTCCTTTGGCAAATACTGCATCAAATTTTAAGGCATTACCTTCTCTCCAAATATTAGTAATTTTACCAATAGGTGGTTCTGCTGATCTATGCGCCCATAATAAAATAGGATTATCATTAAAACTTTTTAAATCCCATCCATCAATGCTAACAGTTTCGTTATCTCTATCGACACTATCAGTTGTGGCTACGGCAGAAACTATGTCTCCTTCTATTTTTTGTACAAATCCCTTTATGTACTGCTTTTTTTTCATATCTATTTATTAATAATAAAAAACGGGCAAATCTAGTATAGAATTGCTCGTTCCGCAGCCAATTATATTATACTTATATTCTATTGATTTATTTTACACTTGTCAAGTTATGCGTTAGGTGTATGTTCGTACCAATCTAATTCTATTTCATGTTTGTTTTCCTCTTGGTATTTTAGCATATAAATCTTTTGTACTTGTCATGTTTTTATTTTAATTAATTGTTATTGTATTGGTACTAAATCACATCTACAATTTGCATGTAATGGATTCCCTGGAACAGAATCATAATCTAATTTTAATGGTGTCTTTGAATTTCCTAAAAATTCATCTCCTTTTTTAAAAAAATCACTTCTTAAACTAATTGTTTTACCTTCCATTGGTCCACAATAATCACATACTCTCTCATCTCCTGCTGTAACCCATCTTTTCTTTTCAACTATTCCTGATTGTTCCCAAGCTTCTATCCTTCCTTCATTAACTGACCTTGATACTTCTGTCCTTGCCATTACTTTAGACCTTACATTTCTTCCTTCTTCAAATATTCCTTTTATTCTACTTTCAATCTTTGGCAATCCTTCTCCTTTATTCAAACCAGTTTCTATATGTTTTTTAAGTTTATCAAGTGTTGTCTGATTCATACTTGTAGCCATCTTTTTAGAATATGTTTTTGACCATTTAATCAAAGAAGGCGTTACTCTGAAATCATCAAGAGGTAAATTTATTTCTTCATTACCTTTCTGACCCCAGAAAAAAGCTAGA